AATAATCATAAAGTCGTAAAAAAAGGGGAACATTTCTGCCCCCCTTTAGTTTGAGCGAGATACAAATTAACAATTAGTTAATTTGGTTATCTCCTAATAATTTAACACCATAAGAGTTGTGTAGTACTGAAACACCGTAAACAGATGTCGCAACCACTTCCTCAGCTCTTAAACTAGCGTCCCTTTGGGTCTCAACTTTTAGACCTGTAGCAACTGCTAATCCTAGTGCATCTCTCGAGAACACTGCGTTCGTGCTAGATGTTGCTGAAGATTCAACTACATTTGAAGTTTCAAATATGTCGATCCCAGCGATTCTGCCTATGAAGCCTTCGCTCATTGCTTGGTTAACAACAGCAGAAGCATTTGGGTTAACAAAAGTGTTAGTCAAAGTTTTCTTGATGTTGTATATCGCTTTCGGGTTGAACACACCGTAGTATGGTCCCGGTACGCCAGCCGCTTTTAAAGTAGAGTATGCTTTAAAAAGATCCGCTACTGTTAATTCAGACTGTGTGTCAGCCGCTGTGTTGATTGATGCTGAGAAAGAATCAAACAGACCTGTTAAAGCTCTGTCGTGTCTTTTCGCAATCGCCTCACCAAACAGTTTACCCAAGTCAGCAACAACGTTTGAAACTGAGTGGTTTTTAGCCATATCAGTTAATGTTGTCATTATACCTGTTTCTGTTAGTGTGATGTTTGCTACTCCAGTAGAGATCTCTGTGTTTGTTAGTGGTGAGTTTTCAGCCACGTCCGCAGAAATAGTCTGTACTGGGTATAAAGGTACTTGTAAAACTTTTCCTGAGTTTGCAGGGATACTAAAGTTTTTTACAAGACCTGGCATAATTGAAGTTTCTGATGCAACAAACATAGCCTCTTGGACTATAGGGGAGATCAAATCATTCAATGTTGTTAGTGTTGTTTCGTTAGCCATTGTAATGGTTTCCTTATTTTAGTTGTTAAAGAAAAATCTATAAGCCTAGGGTTTTTTTCCTATGCTCTGCATAAATCTTTCTATGTTCCGGATTTTTCATATCCAGTTTGTTAATATCAACGTTTGAAGCACCATCTGTGGTTGTGTTTGATTTAGTCCCGCCGCCTGCTGGTCCTGCCGCAACAAAGTGAGAATTCGATCTTAAAAAATCTGCAATTAACCCATCTGGTGTCATAGCATCACCATTTTCAGTATAACGTGTCTGTTTCGATACAGGATCTATAACTTCTACCGAACCGTCCTCATTCATTTTGACCTGTTCCTTTACAAGTCTTACAACTTGCTCTGGATTGATTGCTTTGTGTTTGCTAGCCGCATTCAACAAAGCACCGTCAACTTTAATGCTCGACAGCTCGTTTGTTAAGTTATTGATTTTAGAGTTTGCTTTCTCGGCTTGCTCTCTCAATATCGTTTCAAACTCACCCTTTTTCTTTTGCTCTTCCATTTTGGATTGCTCCTCCGCTTCAAGCAAATTCTTGTAGTGATTTACATCTACACCATCAAACTTCTTTAACACTTTTGACTCAGTCGTGTGTTTGACTTTAGCCATTATATTATCAACGTCTTCTTGTGTGTATGTCTTCGTGGGTTGATCTACCACGTTCTCCTGTGATGGGGTATTTTTTGTTTGTTCCGGTTGTGCCACAGTAGCAGTTTCCGTAGTCAAATTCGATGTTTCTGAACTCATCGTGTCCTCCTGTTGTTGTCTCGGGCAGTATGTCCCGTTATGCGTTTATTTATACGTTAATAAAACTGTTCGTAGTCTTTTATACCCCAAGCTTCGTAGTAGCCTGTGTCTTTTAGTTTTTGTTGTGCTTGTTTGAGTTTGTTAAGATCCTGTATAAAGATTAAAGGTGCTTTACCATAACTGAATGACACGCCTTTGTGTTTGCCGCTGTTTGCTGGGTGATCGTACATAACAGCAAAGGCTTTGTTTAACTCGTGTGCTTGTCTACACACCTTTGCTAGTCTCTGCTCTGCTATTTTATGATTGAAATATAAGATGACAACGTCCAAATGAAAGATATTAAACAAAGAGCAACAATGATTAATCTGAGCCAACACATCCTTCTTTGCCAACGTGATTTGTATTTTTTTATCTTGTAGTGTTCTCTTTGCAAACGGACAGATTGTTTTTCCACTCGCTTTATGAGTTTTGCTAACAACCTGTCCGATCCATTTCTCAATGTCTTTACTTCCTACGTCCACTTGGCTTTTTTGGTTTACGTCTGCCTGACATAGGTTTTCTTCTTCCGCTTTTTTTACCTGGCATTTGCATCTCCTCCTTTAAGACTGTTGCTGTGCTTGTCGTGTGCACCATATATAGGATCTAGTCCTGCATTTTGGTGATCGCTGTACAACGACAGCAGTTCAGCTCCTCGTCCTCTGGCCGCTTTACGCATAGCTCTTAAGGCACGTCTAGCCTCTATGGCGTATTTCCTAGATGGACGATTCATTAATTTGTCGTAAGCCGTGAAATAGTCTAGACACGCTTTTTTTAATTGTAAGTGTCTCGCTGTTTCGTTTGGTTGTTTGTATATTCTTCTTATCGTATTGGGCATTCTTCATCATCGTTTCTTATCAATGTGTTCATTGCGTTGTAGTATTTGTTGTCCCACCAATTTAGTTCATTAGTGTCTAGTGTCTTAAATCCTTTGTCTCTGTCTAAATACTTGTAGTCCACTTTCTCTAAATCAAATTGTGCTAGCCAAGTAAAGATAGTTTTAATTTTAAAATCTTTACAACTATAAACGTCCAACTGTATGATGCTGGGCTCTAGCCAACTGTGGAATGTAATTGAACTCGTGTCTATGATTGCAACAGAACTATACCCTTCATTACCCTCAACATCACTCCATTTAGTGTGTGGTCCTGACAGTATGTTCATATCTATATTTTTTATTAGACTTTTCATTTCATTGTCTAACATTTCTCTATCTTTAAACAGTGGTGGAGAATTTACTTCTGCCCGCACTAAAAGATGTTTGTGTACTAGTCCTGGTTGCATTAAAATCTCCTAAACATTTTGTCTATAAACTCTGCGACTTTATCACAGCCTTCTAAGAACTTGCTGATCCATTTATCAATCATACTTTAAATCCTTTCCGCCAACTACGCATACTCCAGTATGCCGCACTTAAATTCTTTTGTCCTCTTACCTGTTTGAGCACACCTCCCATACGTGCTAAAAAACTCTTCTGTCTCGCAGGTATGTTTTTCTTTATGCTCATATTTGGATCACCAAATCGCACTTTCTTCACGTTGCCCGTACGTTTGTTCCTCACATACACAGCAAACTTCTTGCTCTGTCCTGATGTCCTAAAAGGTTTATTAAGTTTGACTTGTTTCTTCTGGTATAGTGCCATTAGCATTTCCAAATGTTTGTTGCAGTTCTGGGTGTAAGTTTTTGATCTCTTCGTCCGTGTATCCTGCTTTTATCATTTCTCTTAAATGTTTAATCATATCATCAGTGTTTTGCACCGGTGTGTGTTGCATCGTCAATTTTTGATCTGCTTTCATTACATCTAATTCATCTTCATCTTTTGCTAATAGTTCTAGTATCTTGTTGTCTATCACAGTTTTTACGTCTGTGCTGGCTGTCGTTAAATCTCTCTGTACAACTGCGGCTTTGGCTAGTATGTCCATATCTAAATTTTTATCTCTAATATGAAATGCCATTGGGTATTTTATTTCACCATCAAAACTAATGCCCTGCCATTTAGCCCAAATCCTAAAAAAGTTCTCCTCGAACAGCTCTAGTTGTTTTGCTTTCTCACACAGTTTTGCGTCCAATAATAGGAACTCTGACTGCATAGCCACCCCGGACATCTGACGTGTCTCAATCGCTCGAATCGCTCCCATATGGGCCATCCTATCAATTGATTTAATTTTGCTGTCTATACTTTTTAATATTGAATCTAGGTTTGCACCTGTGGGCTGTAAAATATAGGGTTTAAGTCCTGCGTCAGTCTCGTTGGGCATTGTGATTATACTGCCCGCTCCTGCTGTTGCTTCTACGTCTGGTGTCTTAACAAGTGTTGGGTGGTTAGTCAATCTTATCAACTGTTCTACTTCAGACAGCTCAGAGTATATAGCCATTTGTTGATCTGCTACATCTCCTATGTCGCTTACACCTATGCCTCTGATTGGACTTCTGTTTGCATAACACCATACTGCTGGTATCTCGCCAATTGGGTTTGGTCTAGTTTCCACTACCTGTGTGGCTTTACCTTTCTTTGCATCATATATCTCAACTGTGATGCTGTCTTTGGTCCAAGTTCTCAAGTAATAAGTGGGTGCGTTTGTGTAAGTCCTGTCTTCTTTTTC